AATATGTATTTCCAAACTGGTTCTGTTATTGGTAGATCAATGACGCAAGATGGTGAATTTAATAATGGAAGAGTACCTATTCAAGAATTAAGAGCGTCGGGTGGTAATCAAAAAATTGCAAGTTTAATTCAATCTTATAATTATTATTTACAAATGATGCGAGATGTTACAGGATTAAATGAAGCAAGAGACGGAAGTGCGCCTGATAAAAATGCATTAGTTGGCTTACAAAAATTAGCAGCAGCTAATAGTAATACGGCTACAAGACATATATTGCAAGGCGGATTATATTTAACATTAAAAACAGCTGAAGCAGTGTCATTAAGAATTGCTGATGTGTTAGAATATTCAAGCACTAAAAATTCATTAATTGAAACATTAGGTAGATTTAATGTTGGTACTTTAGAAGAAATGGCTGAGTTGCATACGCACGACTTTGGTATATTTTTAGAATTAGCGCCTGACGAAGAAGAAAAACAATTGCTTGAAAATAATATTCAAATGGCTATCACACAAAAGCAAATTGAATTAGAAGATGCAATTGATGTAAGAGAAATTAAAAATCTTAAATTAGCTAATCAATTATTAAAGCTAAGAAGAAAACAAAAGTTTGCAAGAGATAGACAAATACAAATGGAAAATATCCAAGCGCAAACACAGTCTAATGCTCAAGCAGCTCAAGCAGCAGCAGCAGCAGATATGCAAAAGCAGCAAGGTATAGCCCAAAGCAAAGTACAAATTGCAGAAGCACAAACACAATTTGATATTCAAAAATTAGAAAGAGAAGCAGCAATTAAGAAAGAATTGATGGAATTTGAGTTTCAATTGAATATGCAGCTTAAAACAGCGGAAGCAGATGTGATTAAAAATAAAGAGAAGTATAAAGAAGATAGAAAAGACGAAAGAACAAAAATACAAGCTTCACAACAAAGTGAACTTATAGACCAGAGAAAATCTGGTGCACCACCAAAAAACTTTGAATCTGCAGGGTTTGACAATCTAGGTGGATTTGGTTTAGAGCAATTTGAACCAAGATAAATTTTTTAAATAATTATATAATATTTTATTATGGCAGAAGACATTAAAGTGTCAGTTGTTGACGAAGAACCAAAGTCAAAAGCTGAACAAGAAGAAACGGTATTGGAAAATGCCGGTATGAGTACTAAAGAAGATGGTACTTACAAATTAGATTTAAACAAACTTAACGAAGAAAAAACAGATGCCGTTCAAGAACAAAGCACAGATGAAAGCGTGTTACGCAGCAGCGAACAAAGCGAAGAAACAGGGCAAGAAGCCGAAGTGGGATTGCAAGAAGTGGGCGAAGAAAACAAAGAAACGCCTGTAATTGAAGAAGTCATAGAAGATGAAACCAGTAATGACGAGGCTCCAGTGGTTGCAGAACAAGAAGAAAGCAAAATTGAACAAGCTGAAGAAAATAAAGTTGAAACTAAAGAACCAGAAATAAATTTACCAGAAAATATTCAAGACTTAGTAAAGTTTATGGATGAAACAGGTGGTACTTTAGAAGACTATGTTAGGTTAAACGCAGACTATTCAAATGTAGATGATAATACATTGCTAGTCGAATATTATAAACAAACTAAACCTCATTTAAGTTATGATGAAATACAATTCCTTATGGAAGATAATTTTTCATATGACGAAGAAGTAGATGAGGATAGAGATATAAGAAGAAAAAAATTAGCTCTGAAAGAGGAAGTTGCAAACGCTAAAAGCTTTTTGAATGGGTTGAAGGATCAATATTACAAGGAAGTCAAGTTGGGTTCTAAGTTAAATCCTGAACAACAAAAAGCAATGGATTTTTTCAACAGATACAGTGAAGAGCAAAAATCAGCTGAAGAGTTACTTCAGAAGCAAACATCACATTTTAAACAAGAAACTGATAAAGTTTTCAATAATGATTTTAAAGGTTTTAATTTCAAAGTTGGAGAAAAAAAATACAGATTCAATGTTAGTGATGTAAATAAAGTAAAAGAAACCCAAAGTGATTTATTAAATGTTTTTAATAAATATATTAGTGATGATAAACTACTCACTGACGCACAAGGTTTTCATAAGTCTTTATTTGCTGCTTCAAACCCTGATGCATTAGCTAATCATTTTTATGAGCAAGGCAAAGCCGACGCAATAAAACAAATGACTGCAGAAGCTAAGAACATTAATATGGATCCTAGAAAAACTGCAGACGGTTATATTGAAGCTGGTGGTGTTAAAGTTAAAGCATTAAGTGGTGATAGTAGTTCAAAGCTAAAATTAAAACTGAAAAACTATTAAACTTTAAAAATTAATTAAAATGGCAAACGCTACATTTTCATTGCCTACAGAGTTTACTCCTTACGCGAGTAAAGCTGTGTTGGCATCAAATTATTTAAACTTCCATGGTTCAGGAGGTAGCAACTGGTCACAACAATATTTACCAGAGCTATATGCTGAAGAAGTGGAAAGATATGGAAACAGATCTGTATCTTCGTTTTTAAGAATGGTAGGTGCTGAAATGCCTATGGCTTCTGATCAAGTTATTTGGTCTGAGCAAGGTAGATTACACTTAGCTTACGAAGGTGCATCTGTAACTAACGCAGGTGTTATTACTATTGCAAGTAGTGGTACTCACGCTGTAAGAGTTGGACAAACAATTGTATTATCTGATAATCAATCGACTCCAACAATTATTAAAGCATACGTTTCTGCAATCGCTTCTGATAATACTACATTAACTGTAATTCCTTATTCTGGAGGTGCTACAGTAGGTGCAGTTTCAGGATTTGATACTGTAGATGACAACGCTGCAAATACATGTTCATTCTTCGTTTATGGTTCTGAGTTCAAAAAAGGACAAGCTGCTATGGACGGGTCTGTTACTCCAGAATTCCAGTCTTTTACTAATAAACCAATTATCTTAAAAGACAAATTTGAAATTTCTGGATCTGATGCTGCTCAAATCGGTTGGGTTGAAGTTTCAGGTGAAGGCGGACAAAATGGATACTTATGGTATTTAAAAGCTGAAGGTGATACAAGGGTAAGATTCGAGGATTACCTAGAAATGTCAATGGTAGAAGCTGAATTTGCTAAAGCTACTGGAGGTGTTGATTCAATCTTAGGTACTGCAGGATCTGACGATACTGCTGGTTCTGAAGGATTATTTGCAGCACTAGAATCAAGAGGTATTGTTGCTACAAACGCTTTTGACGCAGTAGGTGATGTAATTTCTGACTTTGATTTAATCTTAAAAGAACTAGATAAGCAAGGAGCTATTGAAGAAAACATGTTATTCTTAGATAGAGACTCTAACTTACTTGTAGATGACGGCTTAGCAGATATTTCTGCAGGTTCTGCTGGTGGTACTGCTTATGGTGTTTTTGAGAACTCTGAAGATATGGCTTTAAATCTTGGATTTAGAGGATTCAGAAGAGGATCTTATGACTTCTATAAAACTGACTGGAAATACTTAAACAACAAGTCTACAAGAGGTTTATTCTCAGACATTAAAGGTGTTTTAGTACCAGCTGGAACTTCATCTGTTTACGATCAAATTCTTGGTCAAAACATTAGAAGACCTTTCTTACACGTAAGATATAGAGCTTCTGAAGCAGATGACAGAAAAATGAAATCTTGGATTACAGGTTCAGTAGGTGGAGCTGCTACATCAGGTGATGACTTAATGAGTGTTCATTATTTATCAGAAAGATGTTTAGTTACTCAAGCTGCTAACAACTTTGTATTATTTAAGTAATATTTATTAAAGGATTGGGCGCTTCGGCGTCCAGCCCTTTATTTTAACATTTTTATTTTATTATATCATGGCAAAAAAACAAAAAGCAGAGGTGGCTGTTGAAGAACCAATAACGGTTGCTCCACCAAAACCAAAAGTAAAGAATACTTGGGAAAGAAAAGATAGACAATATTATTTGATTGGCGATAAACAACCAATCGTATATTTACTTAAATCTAAAAATATCATGTGGTATGACAAAGATTTAGGTTATGAAAGAGAAATAAAATATACAACAAATCAAAAAACACCCTTTGTTGATGAATTTAAAGGTCAATCAAGACTTGATCATATTATATTTAGAGATGGTGTTTTAAATGTACCAAAAGAAAAAGTTGTATTACAACAAATATTATCTTTATATCATCCAGCTAAGAATCATACTTATGCTGAATTAGATACTGAAGCTGTAGCTGAAGATCAATTAGATAGTATTAATTTAGAGTTTGAGGCTATGTCAGCAGCAATGCAAATGGATATAGAGCAAGCTGAAGCGATAGTAAGAACAGAATTAGGATCTAAGGTAGCTAAGATGACTTCTAAGGAGGTTAAAAGAGATTTACTTATAATGTCAAAGCAAAATCCTGGATTGTTCTTAGAATTAGCAAATGACGAAAATATCGGTATTAGAAATTTAGGTATTAAAGCTGTAGAAAACAATTTAATAGCACTTTCTGAAGACCAAAGAACATTTAAGTGGGTTAGTAATGGTAGAAAATTATTAACTGTACCGTTTGATGAAAATCCATATTCAGCGTTAACCGCTTGGTTTAAAACTGATGAAGGAATTGAAGTTTATCAAACAATTGAAAAAAGACTAAAATAAGTTAGTAGTGGTTGAGCCGCTACGGCGGCTTAATCATTATAAATAAAAATTATGGCAATAAATATAAACTCAGTTTACAAAGCGGTGTTAGTTGTTTTACAACAGGAAAATAGAGGCGTCCTTACACCAGTTGAATTTGATAAACTTGCTGCACAAGCACAACAAGAAATTTATACTCAATATTTTGATGATTTAAATCAATTGTTAAGAATGCCTCAGACATCATTAGCTTATGCAGATAGAATGGCATTGCTAGATGAAAAAATATCTATATTCAAAAGAACTTCAGAATTAAACTTAACTCTAGCTTCTGCAACACTTAGTAATGTTAATGAGTTGGGTTCTGTTATTTATACAGGAGGAACAACAGATAGAGAAGCACAAAGAATACAAAAACAAGATGTTTATACTATAAACCAATCGCCTCTTACAGCACCAACTGCGCATTATCCTGTTTACACGTATGAGAATAGTGTATTAAAACTTTACCCTACAACTTTAACAGGAACAACAGACGTAAATTTTTTAGCTTTTCCCACTGATCCAGTTTGGGGATATGATATAGAACCTAATTTAGGAAATTTTGTTTATAATAGCTCAAGATCTACAGATTTTGAAATACATAAATCAGATCAGCCTTTATTAGTAAACAAAATATTAGAATATGCGGGTGTAATGACTAAAGATCAATTAGCGTTATCGTTAGCAACTCAAAAGGAACAACAAATAATCGTAGACAATCAAAAATAATAAATAATGGCAAATTTAAGTAACGCTTTCATATCGGTAAATGACATTGTAAATAACTTTATAATATCATATACTGGACCGGGTAAAATAATACCTGATACAAAAAGAACAGAAGTAGTATTTCATGCTAGAAGATGTCTGCAAGAATTTGCTTATGAAACTTTAAAAAGTCAAATGACGGATACAACTACTGTACCAGGTAATCCATATGTATACAATTTTCCAAGTGATTTAGTGGCTATAATAAAAGTTACAGTAGATAGTGTTGAATTTACAGAATCTTCATCATCATCACCTGCTCAAGGAACATATTATCCAGACTATACAGCTAAAACAGTAAAATTTAATTCAGATGATACAGGTGATGCTTTAGTATTTGATTATTTGTCAAATGCACTTACTACAGATGAAACAGCTGCTATTCCAAAATTAGCAGAAGAAGCAATGTATGCTTGTATGGTGTATGCAATATTAGCTAATAGAGAAAACACAAATATTAATACTTTACAAAGATTATTAATAGAAAAAACCGATAAATTAGAAAGGGCTAAA